GGTGCAGTAGAAGTTGTTGTATCTAGCCAAAGAGAATTTGCTACTGCTGAAGCTGGTCTAGATGTTCCTGAGTTTAATGTGTTGATTGCCGAAAGTACGTTGTTTAAATCTGTTCTAAATGCAGAGAAACCCTGATTTGCTATGTTATAGTCTGAATGTTGTGCCATATTCTATCTAATATATTAATCAATAACCTTTTGCAAGGAAGTCAAAATTTTTACTTATTGCAGTCCCACCACTATTTCTAAAAGTTATACCAAAACTTGAAATTGTTTTACTTGTTATTTCGTAAAAATTTCCCGTTCCTAAACTTTGAGCAGTAATTCCAACAGCATAGTTAGCAGAATAAAATGGATTTGTAAATGTTACTGTGTATGTTCCAGCACCTGAAGTTAAATCATTTCCACTAAATATTCTATCTGGTGCATCAATACTTACAGATAAAGCACTAATAACTGGAGTAGAACTTAAATCAAATGAACTAAGGGTTAATCTAAATTTATAATACCTTGCTGTGTAATCGCCAACAACAAAGTTTCTAAATGACGTATATGTGATGTTATCATCAGATAAAGCAATCTCTAAATGTGCATTACAATTAGCAGGAGTATCTCCGTCAAAGTTAGAACCTGCATCATCAAAATCTCCAGTTCTTGCATCAAACAAATCATCTAAGTTATCAGAACTTTGTGTGATAGATGCAGTTACTCTTGTTGTGTAAACTCCACCTATATCTACTGGGTTTGCAAATAAATAAGTGCCTACTGAATATAAATCAAAAGCAGTTAAACCAGAATCAAAAAATCCAGTTCCACTATCAAAGTTTCCAGTTGCACTATCAAAAAGTTCAGAAGAATCTAATCTTAAATTATCATCTTCATCAAGAAATACATTTGTTTTAGTTCCTAAAAATGTAGGAGATTCGGTTTGTGTTGCAACAGCATTATAGTTTCCTATTGCCACAACATTAGTAGCTATAATTGTTTCGTTAGAAGATAAGTTTCCATTTTTATCTACGGCTTTAATTAAATAAGAACCTACTCTCGCAGGAACTGTTACTGAAGTAGCTGGTCTTGCAACTTTTTCAACTAATGAAACTGAGTTAGCCCAAGATGCACCAGTAGTTAATGTTGAAAATCTTATTTGATAATAAGCTAAATCTAAATCTGGTATTTGCGTCCAAGATAAATGTGCATCTCCACCAATTATATTACAAGCAAAATCTTCAACATCTGCTGGTGGTGCTATTCCACCAATAATAGTTCTTGATGCAGATGTGTATGTAGAAGAAACTCCTAATGTGTTAAATGCTCTAACTCTTACATTGTAAGTAAATCCATCTTTTACGTTTAATATTCTTTGAGTTAAACCTTTTCCTTGTGCATGAATAATATAATCGGTATCTGTGCTTAGTTTGTATTCAACTTGGTAGTAATCTACGAAGTTATCTAATGAAGCACCGATTGTTACATCTAAAGCAGTAATAACAACTCCGTCTGAGTATTCAATTAATTGGTCATCTAAAGTAACTGATACTGGTGCTGTAACAGAAAATGGATTAGGAAGTATTGTATCAGCTATTGTAGGTGCTTCTCCTTTTTCTTCCCAAGTATAAAAGTTGTCTTGATGTTCTTCTAATCCAAGAGTTACTGTTGAATCTGAATTAATAGCTAAAGACATTACTCTAAATGGTTTAGCACTAAATCCTGCTGTGTCGTATGTAGCTGTAACTATATCGCCAATAGATAAGTTAAGTGCTTCTGAAGTAACAGTAACTTCTGCTTTTAAATTGTTTCTTGATCTCTTTAATATGTTCTCGCAAATTTCTTCAGCTTGATAAGGTGAAGTTACTTGTAACATATCAAAACTTCTTTCAAGTAAAGTATTGTTATCATCACTTAACATTGTTGCGTGTTGATCTTCTACTGGTAATGCAGAATCATCAAATGGTGGAAAAGAAACTGTATCTGATTGATAATCTTTTTCTGGGTTAGTAAATGTTCCTATAACTCGGTTATACTTTTCAGATTTACTTTCACCTTGTAATTTAACTTCGCTTACAACATTATCTTTAGTTAATAGTAATTGTGAACTTCCTGAACCTTCAATAATGATTTTGTATTTACCTTGTGTGTAATTAAAGATTGCTCTCATAGGTACTAAGAGTTCTCTTACATTCTCTAATACTTTTTTTTCACTATCTATAACTGCATTTGTTTCAAATAAGTTAATATCGCTTGTAGCACCTGAATAAGGTGTAACTTGTGTATCGCAAGTATTTGCAGAAGTTTTAAATGTATCGTAATTAGTTTCAAAGGCATCATTAGGTAATCCTTTTCCATATCTTGTATTTCTTAAATAATCTAAAAGAACTAATGATGAGTTTGCAGAATAAGCCCAAGTTGTAGGGTCATCTTGTCTATGTGAACCAGAACCACCTTTAGTAGAATCTAATCTAGGGTCGTATATTTTCTTACCTCTTAAAGTTACTCTAACTTCTGGTAATCCATTAAAAGCATCTTGATTCCATTTAAACCTTAAAGCAACATAAGCAAGACCAGATAGTTTATGATCTGATGTCCAGTTAGTAGTCTCATCAAGTAAAGAAGAAGCTGATTGATTGTCTAATCCAAAAAATGATTGAATAGATATTAAAGATTCTCCACCTTTATAATAGTTGGAATCTCCACTAGATACTCCTCTTATAGTTCCATCAGTTAATGAACCATCAAATGTTACTAGTTTATCATCAACGTAAACTTCATCTATTGCAGTTATTCCTGCACCACCACCTTCGCATAATATTCCTGCTACATAAAGATATTGATTATCAGCACCAGAACTTTCAACAAATACTCTAGTTAATCCTACTTGTCTTTTTCCATACACAACAGGAATAGGATTGTTGTTAGAATCTTTATTTACTAATGTTCCTTTAGCTTCGTCTTGTGAAGATTGTCTAGGTGCTTTTGGTTTAGGCGATATAATATAACTTATCGCAGTTGTTATTACGAATTGAATAATTGCTGATACTATTGCACCTTTAGCCATTAGATATGAAACTCCCTTTTAAACTTTTCTGCTTTTCTATAAATATGAAAGTTATTATCTTGTCTTACCCATTTAACAGATTCATCTACTTCAATCTTTTCTTTAAAATAATTCTTAACCCATTTCATAATTTGTAAACAATTACTTTTAGCCAATACATTCATAACCCAAATATTGTTCCCACAATTCCATTCATTATCTTTTAGCTTTCCAGTTAAAACAAATCTTTGTTCAACATTATCACTTAGATATGCCCAGTTAGTAAATCCAACATCTTGATTTCCTATTCTGTGTATTTGATATTGGTCTAAGTTAATTGATGGAGTAACCATCTTAGCTAAAAATTCATAAGATAATTTATCGTACTTAGGAAACTGTCTAAATAAATGTATTGTTCTATATAAGTCATTCATTAAGCTGAACCCCACTTAATTCTTTGTGCAGTCTTACTTGCAAACTCCATACCTTTGTCATTAGGAAAATATATCTTTTGTGAGTTCTCAGCAGTTCTTCTTCCTGAAGTCTTTTCAAAATCTGCCCAATGCGAAGCTATGATTACATTAACAGATGATGTTGTTTCATTTTCTTCTAAAGTAAAGCTAGATATTCTTCCATCAAATAAAAGAAATGGGTCAGCTATTAGTGCCTGACTATCATTTAAGAAACCTCTATAAACTTTTGCAGGTTTGTTCATGTAGTTGTTGTTTAACAATAAAGAAATTATTGTTGTATCTGCACCTGAGAATTTAAGTGATAATGTATTTACTGCAACGTCTGCGTTTTCTTGAACTTCAGAACTACCTAAGAATAATGATGAAGCTGTATAAGTGTTTCCGTCAAAGGTTAAATCTTTATAATGATCTGTATAATAAGTTCCTGTGCTTATGCCTAAATAAATAAGTTCAACTGGATTAAGTTTATTAGTTGCTATCTCGGCAATTACTCCAGCAGTTAATGATCTT